AAAAAACCTGTTTCCAGCCCCAACTTTTTAAAATTAAAAAAAAAAAAAAAAAAAAAAAACTCTTAAGAGAGGCGGATTTTACTGAAGAGGATTCAACATACTCGAAAACGTTTTTACATACAAACGAAAATGACCCAACACTTTTGCATGTGCTGGGTCAAATTGTTCGACCAAAAGCTGATTATTCCTCCAAATCCAACCTATCCGCGAATTTGGAGCAAACCAAACCAATCGATAGCCACAAAATCACGCCCGACATTGCGGCAACTTCAAATCCAAAAAGCCAGCTCATTTGATTTCTCCATTGTTTTAACATATGCAACATACACCTGCCCCCTACATATGTCCAATCACATTTCCGTGATTATTATTTCATACGGATAATGATCGCAGACCTCACACCCATGCGGCGCCGCGCACCAGGATACCATCGCATGAACGCGAACCATCCATTTGACAATGGTCGACCTGGGGGTAGGCCCCCCAATGGGGTGGCCGTCGATGGCGCCCACACCCAACCTCAATTTTGTGTAACCAAACATCATACGTATGGGCGTTTCATTAGTATCGTGGGCAATGTGTGATACTAGATGTTGACTTTCTCGAATTGCCTTTGTAGCTTCGCGGTTGCGAAGCCAGAGAATGTGTACGGGGCCAAGTGAAGGAGCCAGTTCGCCATGAGGCCAGCGCGCGGAATCGGCGCAAGGCACTGCACAATGCGGAATGTTTGCTTGAAGAGGTATTGTTTCTACAGAGCGAGGCAACTAAGCATCTGACTAATCTGAAGTATTTGGTTCATCGCGCCAATACATTGGTTAATAGGCTCAAGGGCGAAGTGATACAGGACAAATGACCGAATCAGAGATCCTACGCCAGGGCCTACAGGAGATTGCCAGCGCGCGTTTTGTCGGCGATCAGACGCCCGAGCAGTCCATTGCCTTTCTGCAGAGACGCGCCCAAGAAGCTCTGGATGCGGCCGAATTCGCAAAGACAATCAAATGATTGGGGAATGGCTCAGTAGGCGAACATACAAAGAACGGCTCCTCGCCGAACTGCGCAGAGCAAATGACATCGCACAAGCCGCGCAAGATCGAACTGATAATCTGGGGAATTGCAGTTATTCCACTGTTTATGTTGATGATGATCGCGTTCGGCTACGGGCTCGAACAACTCATGATGCAAGCCATCGAGACTCACCACTAAGAAGGCCTGGGGCCCCAAAATGGATATAGGCATAGACTTCAAGCCACCCCCAGCACGGGGCCGCAAGAAAATGGTATTGAACGCGACCAAGACCAGGGATCTCACTGAGGCCGATGTAGGAGCACTGTGGGATGTCCCAGAAGGCGGTCTCGAATCCGAATCAAACCCAGTTCTCAAGATCCGGAATACTCATCATGCGCTTGCACGGCTTCTCGCTGAGGGACGTAAGCAGGTTGAGGTTTCGGCGATCACGGGTTATTCGCCGTCCTACATCTCTACGATCCAACACGATCCTGCCTTTAAGAACCTTGTCTCCTATTATCAGGGCCAGGTAGAAGAACAGTTCACATCGGTTCATGAGCGGCTGGCCGCGCTCAGTATGTTGTCGGCGGAGGAACTCCAGGCACGGCTCACCGAGAATCCCGAAGAGTTCACAATCAGGGAACTCAATGATCTATTGACACTGGCAGCTGACAGGACCGGGTTCGGTCCACAGTCCCGAAATGTCAATGTCAATGTCAACGTTGACTTTGCATCCCGGCTCGAATCTGCGCGGCGGCGAGCCGGTATCGGAGTAGCGGACTCCTCCCCCTCTGCTTCGAATGGGCCGCAGCCCGACACTCGTCCCATGCTCGAACTGCGGCCCAACAACTCGCCCGAGACACTCATGAAAGAACTCTCAACCCAAAACCTATTCGAAAAGGAATGACTTTAGTGTTCAGAGCAGGCGGTCCATTGGACAGTTCAATGTGAGTGATGAACAGGCCTCATTGATAGAGGACCTCGCACGGCTCAGTGCGGACCCCTACAAATTTGTGCTCTGGGCATTCCCCTGGGGCGAACCCACAACTGAGCTTGAAACCAAACTGGGACCCGAACCATGGCAAGAATCATTACTCAAAAAGATCCGGGACGGGCTTCTGAGCCCAACCCAGGCTATCCAAATTGCCGTAGCTTCCGGTCACGGGATTGGCAAATCTGCATTTGTCGCCTGGATTCTCCTCTGGGGAATCTCAACCTACGAGGACGCGCGTGGGGTTGTAACCGCAAACACCGAAAATCAGCTCAAAACTAAAACATGGGTTGAGTTGAATAAATGGCACAGACTTTTCATTGCCAAATCCCTATTCGAAGTCACTGCGACCAAACTCTGTTCCCGAGATCCCGCCCATGCTGATACCTGGCGAATTGACATTGTCCCCTGGTCCGAACGCAACACTGAAGCTTTCGCTGGAATGCACAATAAAGGAAAGAGAATTATTGTCGTATTTGACGAAGGCTCAGCGATTCCAGACATCATCTTCGAAACAACTGAAGGTGCGCTTACTGATTCGGATACTCAGATTATTTGGCTCATCTGTGGAAATCCAACTCGAAATACCGGACGATTCAAGGAATGTTTTCCTGGGGGGAAGTTCGCCCACCGCTGGCAATCCATCCAGGTAGATTCCAGAGATGTCTCAATCACCAACAAGGGCCAAATCGACAGATGGATCAAAGACTATGGAGAAGATTCCGATTTTGTCCGAATTCGCGTTCGAGGCGTATTCCCTCGCGCAGGTTCGCTCCAATTCATCCCCTCCAACATCGTCGACGAAGCTGCACAACGGGAACTATATGTACACCTTCATGACCCCTTCATCATTGGGGTTGATGTCGCTCGGTTTGGTGACGACGCATCTGTTATCTACTTCCGAAAAGGTCGAGATGGCCGATCGATTTCTCCTATCGTGTTGCGGGGCGTCGATACAATGACATTGGCGGGCAAAGTCAGTCAGGCGTATTTGCAATACAGAGCCGATGCGGTCTTTGTGGACGGCGGTGGTGTTGGTGGCGGCGTTGTAGACAGATTGAGACAACTGCAGTGCCCGGTCTGGGATATTCAGTTTGGCGGCAAATCAGACCAACTCCGAACCGAAGGCGATGGCACCATCTATGCCAACAAGCGGGCCGAAATGTGGGGCGCAGGCAAAGAATGGCTCAAGGCAGGAGGCTGCATTCCCAACGACCAGCAATTCAAACAAGAATTGATCGGGCCCGAGTACGGCTTCAATGGCCGGAACGAGATTCAGTTAGAACGTAAAGAGGATATGAAGAAAAGGGGTTTATCGAGCCCAGATATTGCTGATGCATTTATGTTGACATTCGCCTACCCTGTAATTCCCCATTCTCTGGCTGGCCGCGAAGGCATCCAAGAGCCCCGCTTCGAATCCGAATACAATCCATTCGACAAAGCACTGGAGACAGTGTAATGCCAAGTACATCTGCCAAACAGGCACACTTTATGGCGGCCGTGGCTCACAACGCAGCATTTGCCAAGAAAGCTGGGGTCCCACAATCAGTTGGCAAGGAATTTAATAATGCCGATCAACGCAAGAAGAAAAAGAAATCAACCAAGGATGTCTTTTATCCCAAATCAAAAATGAATGACTGACATGAGCATCTTTAATCAACCAGCCACCCAATCATCATTTGGCGGGGCCCCAACTCCTCCGGGCGTCCCATCAACTCCAAGTCCACCATCATTCGGCACATCTCTCATTAACAAGGCATCGGCTCCGCAATCATACGGGTTTGCCCAATCAATTCTGACATCTGCCCAGGGCGATCTCAAACCACTATCCACAGCCAAGAAAAGCCTGCTGGGCCAATGAGTTCACAATTCCCATTGCGCGAGCAACTCGAAGGCAGACTTGCTGGTCTGCGCACGGAGCGATACTCATGGTGGACACATTGGGCAGAGCTGGCACGATTCATACTCCCACGCCGATACCGATGGCTGATCACCCCCAACCAAATGAACCGCGGTGCCATGATCAATGGCGCTATCATCGATTCCACGGGGACTATTGCTGCCAGAGTCCTAGCCTCTGGAATGATGTCCGGCATTACATCGCCAACCCGTCCGTGGTTCAATCTCACACTCGAAGGGTATGACAAAGACGAAGTAAACTCGGTTAATATCTGGTTGACTGAGTGTAGACGTCGAATGATGCGGGTTTTTCAGGAATCCAATTTTTATAATTGCATTGCCGTTTGCTACGCCGATCTGGCCGTCTTTGGAACGGCCCCAATGTTAATCTATGAGGACTTTGAAAATGTGATTTGGTGCTGCAACCCGTGCGCGGGCGAATACTATTGTGGCAACGATCAATATGGCATGGCGCACATCTTTTATCGTGAGATCACCCGAACGGTGTCTCAGATGATAGAAGAATGGCCAGGTAAGGTATCACAGAGCGTTGAGAACCTGGCCAGAATGGGTGGAACGGGTTTGGTCAAGGAAATCATCGTTTGTCATGCCATCCAGGCCAACGATGGCCAGGGCGGTATCAACAAACGCTTCCCATGGGCAGAGTTCTACTGGGAACGGGGCTCACCAACCGAGCAGGAGTTCCTCTCAAAGCGAGGCTTCCATGAATGGCCCGGTATTGTACCGCGCTGGGATATATCGGGAAATGATGCGTACGGGCGGGGTCCAGGCATGGACGCACTCGGGGATATCAAACAATTACAACAGGAGACCCGCCGCAAGGCCCAAGCCATTGATAAGCTGGCGAATCCTCCAATGGTTGCCGATGTGGAGCTTAAAAATGCTCCAGCATCAACTCTCCCCGGTGGCGTTACTTATATTTCTCGCAAAGATGGAGCGGGTTTCAAGCCAGCATATGAAAACTTCAGACCGCCGATCCAGGAGTTGATGGCTGACATTGCAGAGGTCCAGAAGCGCATCAAGGGGATATTTTTCAACGACTTATTCCTGATGTTTCAAGAATTGCAGGCAGAACCTCGATCGGCGGCTGCGGTTGATGCCCGGCGCGAAGAAAAGCTGGTAATGCTGGGCCCGGTCCTGGAACGCTTCCAGACAGAGGCCCTAGACCCCGCCATTGACCGCCTGTTCGGCATTATGATGAGAGGTGGTCTACTGCCGCCAGCCCCACCCGAAATCCATGGCAAGCCAATCCAGGTCGAATACTCATCCATGCTGGCAGCGGCCCAATCAGCAGCCAGCACAGCCGCAATCGAGCGGGTTTTCCAATTGGTAGGTAATCTGGCAGCAATCCATCCAGAAGCCCTAGATGTCCCCAACTGGGACGCAAGTATTCAAGAGTATAGTTCGCTTCTTGGAAATGATCCCAAGCTAATGAACACCCCAGAGGTCATTGCCGCAATGCGCGCTGCCAAAGCCCAGGCGCAGAAGTTGCAATACTTAACCGATGTTGGCCAGGGCGCGGCCAAAGCAGGCAAAACACTGAGTGAAACTGATCTTGGCGGTGGCCAAAACGCCCTCCAGGCTATGATCGGCGGAGCCCAACAATGACCGATGTAATCCCCATCAAAAAAGAATGGCCCTTCATCTGTTTGGGTGTCCCCTGCGGAATGCTCTGCCACAGCGAATTCATGCAATCAATCTGGGCCATTGGCAGGCAATATCCCGGCAAACAGGGCCTTATCAAAGGCCATTCCTCCATCATTGTGAACGCTAGGAATCAGATTGTTGAAGCCGCGCAGATGTTAAAACCAGACTACATTCTCTTCCTCGACTCTGATATGACCTTCCCCCAAGACACACCCAAACGGCTGCTGGCCCATGGGAAAGACATTGTGTGTGCTACTTACGTGCGCCGTGGGCCTCCCTTTGATTTATTGGGCAATAGCTCAACTCCTGATATTCGAACTGGTTTGGTTGAAATGACTCACATTCCAACGGGGTGTTTATTAGTAAAGACCTCTGTATTTGATTGTCTCAAGCGTCCCTATTTCAGACTTGAGGCCAACGAAGAGCGCGAAACTACATTGGGCGAGGATTATATCTTCACACGAATGATGCTAGAACATGGGCACAGGGTTTGGTGTGATCTCGATCTGACCGAAGAAATTGGGCATATGGTTCAGTATGAATTGAAGCCAGCAGACGCTAGGCGCATGGCAGAGGCCAATGCTCCTGAAAAGGCTGCTGTAAATGGCTGATGAAGTTGAAATCGATGTCTCTGATCCGAAGCAGGTTGAACGGCGACGAAAAGACATCAGACAAGCTGCACTTGAGCGCAACGAAACGATCAAGAATGTGATGCAAATTCAAGGCTTTCGCAAATGGATGTACGAGATCTTA